CTTTCTAAAATGTCTTCAGCGTTTTTTGGACCAATACCTTTAATTCCTATTAGCCCTCCAATTAGCTTTCCATCCTTAACTGCCCAACTATATTCTGACAAATCTTTATCGAATGGCTTATATTCTATGCCCTCAGTAACTAATTCTCTTAATAGCTTTATAACTTGATCATCGTCTTTTGCGTTACGCAAACAAGCAACAGCAAACTCTAATGGGTGATGAGCTTTCATGTAAGCACACCAATAACTAATCATGGCATAACTAATCGCATGACTTTTATTAAATGCCCATGAACCAAATGTACACATATGTTCCCAAATATTTCTAGCCTCTTTTTCTTCTATGCCTTCTTCTTTGGCTCCTTCTCTAAACATCTCCCAATACCTATTAAAGAACTCTTCACCCAAAGATTTGCTCATAGCTTTACGCAAACTTGAAGTATCTTCCCAACTTAACTTACCAACATTTCTAGCTATCTGCATAACTTGTTCTTGGAATATAATTACTCCATAACTATCTTTTGTCCACTTTTCAGTTTTAGGATGTAAGTAAGTAACTTCTTCCTCTCCTGTTCTTCTTTTTATAAACTCTGTTGTTCCTCCTGAGTGTAGTGGTCCAGGTCTTGCTAGTGTAGTTATGTAAGCAATATCTAAAAAACTTTCTATATGTAACTGCTTGCATAAACTTTGTAATGCGTAACCTTCAAATTGGAATACTCCTGCAAACTTTTGATCATTTAATATCTTGTATGCTTTTTTATCATCTAATTTTAAATTAATTAAATACTCTCTTTGCTTACCTATTTCATTTACAGCATCTTCTAAAATAGATAATGTCCTCAACCCAAGTGCGTCTATTTTTAAAATGTTAAGAAACTCAGCATCTTCTTTTTCTATTTGTGCAACTCCATCACGATTTACAGGGCAGTAATTTTTTACTGGACTATTTAAAACAATGACTCCTGCCGCATGCTGACCTGTATGTCTTGCGTGATTTTCTATATCTTCTGCTGCTCTTAGTCCTGGATATTTTTTTATCATATCACGACCTATATCTAAAGTTTCAAAAGTATCACGGATACAAAAAGATGCACGAGCATCACCAGAGCTTCTTTCAACAATAGACTTTTTTAAATCCTCAACTTCCCATAAAGGTATTTTTAAAGACTTACTTACTTCTGTTAACGCAGACTTAGGCTTCAATCTCGATACAGTACCAATACGAGCAACACAATCTTCTCCGTATTCAGATTTTAATCTTTCAATAACTGAGTCTCTTTTCACATCAGGAAAGTCTATATCTATATCTGGTAAGTCTAATCTGTTCACATCAACAAATCTTTCAAACATCAAATCATGAACAATAGGATCAACATCAGTAATATCTAGCAAATAACAAACCAAACTACCTGCTGAACTTCCTCTTGCAGGACCAACTAACATTTCTTTTTTGGCATTACTTACCATATCAGCTATAACGAAAAAATAATCCTCAAAATCTTTTTCTTTTATTAATTCTAGTTCCCTTTTCAATCTTGCACTATAAACCTCGTTTGATAAATCAACACCTTTAATGTCTGCATTTTTAGCACAAAGTTCTTCTAATGTTTCTTTTGAAGTATATTTAACATTAGTTGCTTTTGGTAAATCAAAATCTTCTATTTGTTCAGCTATTGTATGAGTTATATCATATGCTTCTTGAGGTATCATTGGCATACAGGCTTTCAATTCCCACTCATTAGCTATGTGTTGTATAGTAGTTCTTGTATATCTATTTCTTTCTCCAACGACTATTTCATAAGATCCTTTGTCTTGAGGTCTTGGGTATTGATTATCTGAACAAGCAACTATGGGTATATTGTACTTCTTACTTACTTCATTTATTTTTCGCAACCATGCAGGTGAGCTTGGTGATGCTTCTAAATAAAAATTTTTATTTCCTTTGAAAAAGTTTACTTGAGGATTAGAGCCAGATAAAATTATTACATCATCATTGCAATAGTCTAATAATTTTTCATAATCTATTCTAGGCTCATAGTAGAAATAAGTTTGTGATGCTGTTGCCAAATCATAAATAGTTTTTACTCCGTTTAAGTTTTTAGCAATCATCGTCATATGGTTAGTCGGCTGTTTTGTATTCTCTTCACAATTTAAAACAACAGCAAACTCTAAACCCAATATTGATTTTTTATTGTTCTTTTTGCATATATTTTTAAATTTATTCCAACCCCAAGTACCAAAGTCTGCGATCCCAATAGCATCTTCTTTAGTATTGTTTATGATATCATCTATTTTTCCATAAACTTTTCTAAAACTATATTCTGTTCTTACTTTTAAATTTATCATAGTAAATAATTTTTCCTCATCCATTTTATATATTCAACTAATGCCTCCACATCTGTAACTGCTCTATGTGCCTCGTACTTCTTTTCAAAGGCATGCCAATATAAATCTACTTGTCTTAGTGATCTAGGAGCATCATCAGGATTTTGCAACAAAGGACGACTTAACTCAACTGTGCAAAAATGGTTGTGAGGGTAAGGAAATTTATGTTCATAACCTAGTCTTTTTAATTCAAATACTAACATCTTCATATCAAATGCTAAGTTATGAGCATATATGTCTGAATTTCCATTGAAAAAATTACAAAGTTCGTTGTAATATCCTACAAATGGTGGCTTATCTTTTACATCATCGTCAGTTATATTATTTACTGCACTTGCTTCTTTTGGTATTGGTATTTCAGGATTAACTAAAAATTCTAATCTTTCCATCTCATTCATATCATGATCTAATTTTATTGCAGCAAACTCTATTATTCTTGGCTGACTTTCTAATGGTGCTGTTTCTGGCAATGGTAACCCAGTAGTTTCTGTATCAAATACTATCATTAAATTTTTCCATATTTTTTTTAAGTTCGTCTAGATTCATTTTATTGTCTTCTGCTTGATCAAGCTCTTCAAGAACGAAAGAATAAACTCCACAATCATGAATGCTGTCTTGATGTGGTAATTTAAAATCTCTAGAGTATCTAACTAATTTTATTAATATTAAATTAAGAACAGACCAACGAGCCATATCAACTTCTGTTTTTAAAGAAACTCCTTCAGGAAACATTGCAGCCATAACTTTAGCATGCACTATGTAGCTATCTCCATAAACTTTTCTTCTTTGCATAAATGTTTTTAGTGCCTTATTTATTAAGTAATCTGCTCTTTTATTCTTTTTCATCTTTGTCCTCCTGATAAATCTATTTGAGTTCCTGACATATAATCACAATTACCACTTACAAAAAAATTGCAAATATCTGCTATCTCAGTCGGTTGTAGCCAATTGTGTTTTGGTAAAATCGCTCCCCAATATTTTTCTGCTTGTTCACGTGTAAGATTTCTATATCTCATCAGACCTTTTATAGTTTCTTCAGTCATAGGAGTTCCTTCTGTGTTACTAGGATTTATAGTTATTACATTATAACCTTTAGGAGCAAGTTCCCAAGCTATGCATTTTGAAAAATGTGATATCGCTGCTTTTGATGCACAGTAAACAGAAGAGCCATTAAGAACATTTTTATATGCCATTGATCCTATAAATATTATATATTTTTTATGAGGATCGCTTATTGTTGCTTTCACAAATTGATTTGTTGCTCTAACTGAAGACAAAAAAGTATCATTTATCATTTTTAAAATTTCATCGTCATTAAGATTTTCAATCCACTCTAAATGAGTGTACCCATTAGCCAAAACAAGTATATCGTCATCACGCTCTACAGGAAGATTTTCTTTAACTAAATCAAGAGAATCTTTGTTAAAAGATCTTGTATGTATATAGTTTTTAGAGAATTTATTGCTTATATGAAATCCTATGTTACTTTTATTATCTGATCCTATAATTATTGCTTTTCTATCAATGCTTTTTTGTTTAGCAGGATTTATGTTCTTCTGATCATCTATATAATTATTAGATAAAGAGAATTTTGACATATTATTTCCTTTTTATTAATTGAGTTAATAAGAAAATATTTCTTTCTTCATTACCTATTATTAAATTTATTCCAACTTCAAATTTCCATTCAGACCTTGTTTCTCCAGGGAAAACACTTTTATCAAAACAAGCATTATTAAATGTACATCTCCAAGTTTCTTCGTTGTATGCTTTTTTGTGTGTAAGGTCTTGCCATTGAAGCTGAGAGTTGTAGTAAGGAACCATTATTGTAACAGTTCCATTTTCCTTTAAACATCTTTGAAACTCAGATAAAACTTCTGCAGGATTATTAATGTGTTCTAAAAAACCAAAGGCAATAAACCCAGCAATAGAGCCATCTTCATATGGCAAAGGTTGATTCTCAGCATCCCATTCAGGATAATCTAAAGCTATTACATTATTCTTTTCAGAAATAGAATTAATAGTTTTATAACCAGAGCCAATATTAATTATATCTCCTTCTGGTGGTTTTACAAACTCTCCTATTTGTTTTTTAGTTGCTGCATGAAACCAACTGTGTAAATCAGTAGGCATATCATATTCTGTTTTGTGTTTCATTGTTCTCTCCTTCTGTTTGATTTGAAATTAAGTGAGCATCGTAATCATCATCGCCATCTCTTGCGTGTAAACATATTATACCCTTTGATCTAAATAAATTGCATATAGCTAAACGATCATCAATAGCAAAATTTATTTTTTCTTTTTTGATTTCTATAAAATCTCTTATGAAATCGCTCTTTACTTCCATGTCAGATCTTAAATCATCTACCCCTCTCATATATATGTCTACAAAAGGAACTTCGTGTTTTTTTAGCCAATGAATGGTTTTTTCTATGTAATTTATAGGTCTTGCTGTAAATATATAAACATTAGCACCATATTCGTTCATGGCTTTTACAATATCCAATATTGGCAATATTGGTTTATCATCTAAACATAAACTATTAAAAGCATCCCAATTACGACTTTTTAAATGAGCAAGTCTATGAGTATAATCACATATCGTACCATCTAAGTCTGTAACCATATTCATTATTTAAAATTTTCTTTGTTTAAGCTATTACCCATACTAGGAGCAGACCACTCAGTTGGCTCTAAAAATGGCTTTGCCCAAGGATGAACTTTTACAACTTCATCAACCATCAACTTAAATGTTTCTCTCATTTCATGTTGTGCTCTTGGCGACAATCTTGATTTAGCAGTTTCATGCATAGTTCTTAGATTAAACTTTGCTATAATTTTAGTGCATATGTTGGTAGGCAATATACCACGAGCATCCTCAACTGGAACATCCATAGCCAACAACTGCTCATATTTAGTATTTATATCTTCCATAGCTTGTCTGTAAACTTTTAATTGTTGTTGATTGCCATCTTGTTTAAGTCCC